ATGATAACATAATATCTCCAAGATATATAACCCAAACCGATAAAAATATTTTATTCTAAATGGGCGGATTCGTTATCGATACCAATGCAACTTCAGCTTTTGATCCAACAACAGGAGATTCATCACCTTTAGCTGGTGCTAAAAATGCACTAAGTGGAGGAGGTTATGCTTCAGTAGCTGGTTTGACTAATAATGCAAATGCAATTACTCAAATGGCCGGTTCAAATGACACTATTGTTAAAACACAACAATGGGCTCAAAATGCATATAGTAAGATGGATGAACCCACTGGCTATAAATTAGAAGCTGGAGCAAACACTGAAACAAAAATCGACAAAGACGCTCCTTATTCTGTAATCAATAAATGGTCTTTAGTATCTTATAAAGGTAAACCCCTAGATTCTAAACCCACTGGTGATAAAGCTATTTGGGGCGCTGGTAAAGAATTATATACAACATCATTATACACAGCTGCATCAGAAGAATTAAATCCGACAGCTGCCGTAATTATTAGAAAATGCAGAGAAAATACTGCACAAGGTTATCAATATACTTCTGGAGATTTTGCATATTGTACTTATTATGGTAAAATACCTAATAATTATATGTTGACTTTAAGAAGATTTCCTACACCAACCGAAGATGATATTATTAATGCAACTGCACTAGATGATAAAGGTAATGTTCTTAAAAAAGAACAAGCTGATGTTGCGAGAGCAATTACATGGATGAGTGAAGTAACTGAAAATAAGTTATCTGAAATTTTAAAATTTAATGTTGGATTTAATTGGGACGATCTAGACTCAGAAGTTCAAACTATTACACCGAATGAACCCAATAGAGGCGCAGTTGGTAGTTTTATTAATAGTTCTCCATTCCTTTCTAATGTTGAAAATACCATGAAAGGAATTAATCCTGGACAAGCTGCAAATACTGAGGCACATGGTTCTGGTTGGGATCCTTTGGTAGAAACATATCCAAATAAAGCATTAGGACCATATAACATTATTAAAAATGTTAGGGTTAGAAAAGAAGGTTTAACATTTGAACAAGAAATTAAACTTGTATTTCATTATGACTTAAGATCTATTGGAAAAGTTGATCCAAAAATAGCGATGTTAGACATAATGGCCAATATGCTAGTTCTAACATATAATAATGCACCATTCTGGGGAGGAGCTACAAGATATACGTCAAGCGGTACAGTTAAACAACCATTTCCAGGAATGGATAAATTATATAGCGGTGATATATCTGGATTTTTCTCTGGATTAATGGGCGGTTTAAAGAATGCAGCCTCAGGTTTAATGAGTGGAAATCCAATGGAAGCACTTAAAAAATTAGGTGGAAACCTATTAGGTGGATCTTTAATGAACTTATTTGGTAAACCAAGTGGTACACAAGCGGCGAGAGCATTCTTAACGGGTGATTCTACTGGAGCGTGGCATTTAACTGTTGGAAATCCATTAAATCCTATTGCGGTAATTGGTAATTTAACATGTACAAGTTCTGATTTTGAATTTGAAGGTCCATTAGGTTATGAAGATTTTCCAAGTAAGTTAAAGGTTACAGTGACTCTTAAGCCTGGTAGATATAGAGATAAGGGTGATATTGAGTCTATGTTCAATGCAGGTAGAGGTAGAATTTATTTAACACCCAAAGGTGATAAAAATACAGATCAAGAAACTGTGGTTGACATATACGGCAAAAAGTATGCTCAAAAAGGAGATAATAAATCTAAAGGACGTGGAGCATCTGGAGCCAGAGGTGGTTCTGCAACAGGTGGAGGTACTTATGATGATGAAGTTACAATCACTGATGATAGCAATAAAAGTACTGATTTTTACAAAAAAATGAAAGATTTCGCTAACGGATAATGGATACACAGGTAATATCAACTAAAAGAATCTTAAACGACAAGGTCGTTATGACAGAACCTACAATGATATTCGTTAAGAATATTAGAGTAACGAAATACCATTTGGTATCTGATGATGACGCGATGCGAGTTGACAAGATTTCTAAACAATATTATGGTAATGTTAATCACATTGACCGTATTTTAAAATGGAATGGTATTTCTAATCCATTTTTAATTGCACCTGGAATGATTTTAGAAATTCCAGATCTTTCAGGTCAAACCCTAAAATGGATGAAACCCGATGCAAAAGAAAATCCAATTAGACAACAATTCTTAGATGCTAAAAGAATGAATAAGCAAGATAAAACCAGAGCTGCATTCTTGAAAAAAAGATCAGCTAGCAAACCCAATGGTAGTAAAGAAAATTTACCACCAAATATTATAAAATCAGGTGAAACTGATGTTGTAATTAAGGGTGATGTTATATCTTTACAAGCATCTGACATGAATACTGGAATAAACGTTGTTGGTGATTCACTAATTGTTAATGAGACCTCTTTAGCAACAAACGTTAACAATAATCTTGGTAATTAATGTCAGTATCAAGTAATATATTAACAATAACCGAACCTAAATTAGTTCTTGATGAAGTTCAAATTAAGAACATGGCAGAAGATGTTGCGGCTGGTCCTTCGCAGGTTCCAAGCAAGCGTGTCGGTGATCTTATACCGATGATTATTGTAAATGGATACACATTAAATGATGAAGATTTGCTTAATTTTGAATTAGAATTAACAGGTGATATTCCTAGATTATATCTGGTATTTCAAGATACTAGAAATATTTTTATGATTGATAGTTATCCGAGAGACGGTGCACTTATTAATGTTAGAATAGCTTCTAAGAGTCCAACCACTTATAAATCTGTTAGAATGGATTTTGATATTCTCGATGTTTTTGCAGATCCTGTTTTTGGCGATATGGATACACCTATTTATAGAATTACTGGAATCTGTAGTATTCCAGGTTTGTTTAGTGAAGATTGCAAAAGTTATGGCGAAGGTACAAGTTTAGATCATTTGGAGAAAATAGCAACTGATTTAAAAATTGGATTAGCAAGTAATATTACTACGCCAAAGGATTCTATGAAAAGAATTCTTCCATATTCTAGTAGAATAGATTTTATTAAAGATACTGTCGATTCTTCATATATTAGCGAGGAATCATTTCAAACATTTCATATTGATCAATTTTACTATTTAAATTTTGTTGATGTTAATGCTCAATTTAATATTAAGGCTGATTTCGAAGATGCGTTTATGACTTTCTTACAAGATACTTCAGTTGATATAAAAAAATCTGAAAATGACAAGACGTTAAGTAAGTTAATGCTAACAAATAATTTAAATCTTAAGGGTATGTCTAATCATATTGAAACATATACTGTTTTAAATAATTCTGCTAGAATCGTAACGCGACAAGGTTATTCTCGAGGCGTTCAATATTATGACGAGGGAGACCAAGAAAAGAAATTAAGAGAGTTTAAAATTGAAGCGATGACTACTAAAGATTTAAAGCCTATTGAAAGTCCTCTAAAGGGAAGATATGGTTCTGGTGGTAAAGCTGTATATGAGTTAGAACGTAAACATAAGTTTTTGGGTCGTCAATTTTATAGTGATAATGCAAAAGCAAAGAATAACCATTTAAATTATAATTATAGCGTAGTTCAGAATATAATTAACATGGCGGAACTTGAAAAGATGCAATTGGTTATTGAACTAGGTACTAATGATAATGCTTTTTATAGATTTCAAAAGGTTCCAGTAGTTATATACGAACACAGTGCTCAGAAGAAAAGTATTGTGGATCTAAAAGACGAAAGATTAAAAGAGGTTGGAATGCAAGAAACTCATTTTGATGGTGCAAAACAAGATCCTCAACAAAATCCTAATGAAGCTGGAGAAAATGCTAACACAGCTAAAATAAATGATTTGTTAAGTGGAAACTATTTAGTTGGTTCAATCGTTTATAAATATACTAAAGAGGGTGGTATGAAACAGAGATTACATTTACTTAGAAGAGAATGGCCTGTATCATTAAACCAATTACCATCTAAAAAGAAATAATGAAAAATGAATAACAAATATATTAATGACTTTAGAAAAGGTCAAAAAAGAAATAAGTATATTCAAGATCCTACTTATTTAACTTTCTTCTTTCAATTTGTATACGATGATGGTAATATGTCGCCATTATTAGCTGACGCGCTGTCAGACAATCCAGCTGTTGGTACTGCTGCTTACTATCTTAAGAATTATATCAAAGATGAGGGACGTGCTAATTCGTTAAAAGAATTTGCTAAAACTCTAAGATTAATTAATAGTCAAATGCCATGGTTTTGGCAAACATTAACAGGTGCTGAAAACTTTCTTAATTATAATGTCAATGAACCATATAGAGGTGGAGATGAGGCCAAATTAACGATAGGTTGTTTAGAAAGTTTAAACTTGATGGTTTCTGGTATGATGGATTTATACAGAGATGCTATGTGGGATGAAGAAAGATGGTGTTGGGTAGTTCCTGATAATCTTAGAAAGTTTACAATGATTGTTTATGTTTCTGAAATTAGAAAGATTCAAACTACTTCGGCTAACGGATCTATTTCAAGTTTTTTACAAACAGCATTTGGTGTAAATAAGAAAAATGATGCAGTGACTGGTGATAATTTACCATTCTTTGCGTTTAGAGTTGGTTTAGCTGAATTTGCTTTAACATCTGGAAAAGATATTTTTGCTGAATTGAGCGCGTCCAAAGCAGAATCTCCGTTGCCTAATATTGAAATATCGTATGAAAGAATTCATACGTATGATGCTAAATATTTAAATGGTATTATGGATAAACAGATTGGCTTAGAAGATAAAAAAGCTGGTAATGGATTTCCTGGACCATTAGGTGATATTGTAGATCAAGCAACTGATGCTATATCTGGAATTGGTGATGATCTTTCTGGATTTGTTGATAGTGCTGTCGCAAGAGGTGCTAATCAAGTACAAAATATGGTGAATGGTTTAACTGCCAATGTATTTATGGGTAATGTGTATAGTGATACACGTACCTTTAGAGATGCGCTTAGACAAGGTTCTATTAATTCAATAGCTAATGTTGTTGGTGATATAGCTCAAACACCTGCAAAACCTAAAAACAATTTAGGTAACGCATACGGATTATAATAAATTTGATACATAGTATATGGAAACCATTAGAGAATTAGGATCTGATGACCTAAGAACAACTCATTGGTTAGGTGAAGTCGTAGACAACAAAGACCCTGAGTTTCTAGGCAGATGTAAAGTGAAAATTTACGGCAAGTTTGATTTATTAGCTGCTGCTGACATGCCTTGGGCCTTTCCTATGAATCGAACTAATCCAGGACAACATGTTGTGCCAAGAATCGGAGATATAGTGGCTGCTAGATTTGATAATGGTAATATTTATATGCCAGAATATTGGGTCCATGCAGATCAGAATAAAAATCTAAAGGATGATATTCTAAAATCTGCTTCTGAACCACATAACGTAGTATCATTAGTTTATGATGCTGAAAGAAATATTAGAATTTATTGGTCAAAAGAGGATGGTCTTGTAATTACAACAGGAAAAGCCAAAGACAAAGATCCTATGATAAAATTTGATAAGGATGGTGATATTCTTATCAATGCCAAAAATATTTATATGGCTACAAGTCCAACAGATAAAGCAGAACCTGGTGTAAATGGTGAAACTCTTTTTCAAACTCTTAACAAGTTTATGAAAGAATTTAATAAACATACACATCCAACCCCAGCTGGACCAAGCAGTCCTCCTCTTCCTACTAGTGTAATTGCTATAGAAGGAGAATTAGCTAAACTCGATAAGATTAAACATGGGACTAAAAAGTAATCGGATATATAACTCATCACTTCTAAATAAAAATAAATGACACAAAAAAATCAAGACAATTCTAAGACACCAAAAATTAGAATTGGCGAAAAAAACAAAATCGAGGCAATCAGTCTAGAAAGCCTTGTAACAATCACACCATCTGAGAAAAAAGTTGTAGACCTAGATGCTCACAACAAAGACGAAGCATGGTATCTTCCTAACGGTGAATTTAATTGGGACGCTTTCGAAAACGAAGCAAAACCAAAAAGAACCATAAATCCCCACATTAAATTAAAAAATCCAACTGACAAAGTATTTTCTCATGCGTCTTATGCGCAAGATTTATACAATATGATGATTGGTTCAGCTAGTGTTTTTGATAACAAGTTTATTCTTGAAGTTGGTAAAGTTTACGAAGGTAAGGTTTATGGAATTTCAAGCAATTGGATGAGTATCGATGTTGATTATAGAGAATTAGTCTATGTTAATATTGAAAAAGAAGTTGCAAATGATTTAAAAACAGGGGATAAAACTTCGGTTAAAATCGTTAGAAACAGAAGTAAAGGTGAAGACTTTGTTGTAGGTTCAATTGAACAAGGTGTACAACATGCTATCTTTGAAGAGTTAATGAGTAATATTGACAACAATATCGCTTATGCCGGTCTAGTTAAACAAATGATCCCCGAAGGTGGTTATATTGTAACTATTAATGGTATCGATTGCTTTATGCCAGGATCTTTAGCCGGTATGAATAAATTACATGACTTTAGTTCTATAATTGGAACTGATATGTATGTAGTTCCTATTTCATTCTCAGCTGAAAGAGGCACAGTAGTTGTTTCACACAGAGCTTACTTAAAAGCAATGGTTCCTTCGATCCTCGAAGATCTTAGAAATGCAAAAGATGAAGTTATTACAGGTTTTGTTACTGGTAGTGCTAAATTCGGTGTATTCTGTGAATTCAATGGTTGTTTAACTGGTATGATCCACATCAATGACTTGGATGAAGTACATGCTGCTAAGTTAAGAAAACATGAAATTAATCCAGGAGATGCTATTGAGTTTAAAGTAAAAGAAATCATTTCTGATACTAAGATTACATTGACTCAGTTGATCCACAACGATCCATGGAATGGTATCACAGAAAGATACAAGATTCCTGCAAGAGTAACTGGTATTGTTAAGTCTATTAAAGATTACGGTATGTTTGTTGCAATCGAAGAAGGTGTTATTGGTTTATTACACGTAAGTGAATTGCCAGAGGGTGCTATCAAAGATTATGCAAAGAATCAAGAAGTGCAAGTAGAAATCTCAAGAATTGAAGAAATTACCAAAAAAGTATTCTTAAAACTTATTTCTTAATAGATGTTTAAAAGGGGGTGATATATACTTGAAAGATAGTATTATAATCTCTAAATATGTTAAACATCCATAACAAAGACATTCTCTTTAAAGCCTTAATCGGCTTCGAGTTCGAATTCTTTTCAAATTACGACCTAGACGAGGCAGTTAAACAACTTAAGTCTCTTCTGGGTCGTGATATTTATGTAGGTACCAAAGCACATAGTGAATTTCAGCCTACAGATAAAAAGTTTAAAGTTGAACCTGATATGTCAGGTGGTAAGAACATGCTTGAATTAGTGACTGGTGCTTTACCGTATCAAGATGCTAGAATGGTTCTTATTAAAGTGCTTACTTATATAAAAGAACACGGTTATACAACTGACAGATCAGCTATTCATATTAACTGTTCGTTTGATATTAAGCAAACTGGTGATCCTTATAGAATCAAGAAAATGAACGTTTTAAAGTTTATTCTTGACTTTAATGAGCCACAAGTTTATAAATTCTTCCCAAATAGAGAAAATTCGGTATATGCTAAGTCCATTAAATGGATCTTACCAAGAGCTGAAAACTTCTACTTTGATGGAAACACCATTTCACAGATGAATTTTGAGTATCCAATGTCTAAATATTATGGCATTAACTTTTCTAAAGCAGAAAAGGGCTATTTAGAATTTCGTTATTTGGGTGGTAAAGATTATCAAGACAGAACCACAGATCTTTTGCATTTAACAGATGTGTTCCTATTGCAAATGTGGAACGCTACTGAAAATCCTGGATTTACGCCTAATAATAAACTTGAATTAAAAAGAATTCTTGAGTTAAATAAAAACGTAATCGAAGGTCGTAAAGACTGGAGAAAGTTATTTACGGCTGATAGTAATATTAAGTTAACTATTGACATGGATGACAGTGATGTTATTGTTGATATGTATTGGCCACAAATCAGAGATCGAGTAATTAAATTATTTACTCATGGTGGAATCGAAGGTGGTAGAATCAATTATGACACAGATGCTGGTAAAATTCAAATTAAAGATGCATTTATGAAAATGTGTTTTGAGCTTGAAGTTTATGAGTTTGTGGATTGTAAAATTAGAGGATCTATTCTTAGCAGTGATTTTTACAACTGCGAAATAGAAGGATCTGATATTAAATTTTGTGCTTTGTTTCAAGGTACTAATGTAAAAGAAAGTAAGCTTCAATCTTGTTATGTTTCTCAAAGTGTATTTGCTGAAAACTGCTATGTCTTTGGCATAGACGGTTATTTCGAAGGTCAAATGCAAGGTGGAATATTTAGAGAAGGAAGATATACACATAAAGCTGATTTCATTGATGTTGAAATCGTACAAAGCAAAAAAATAGAAATGCAATAAAATGACTGATATTACAGCTCAAGATTTAGAAGACATGGGTCTCCCTAGGGAATATGATCCCAATTGTTTAAACAATTTTATGATTGAATTAGCGGATGATATTACCGGAGCATGTATGATTCCAATGAATCTGCCTAAAAAAGAAATTTATAATATTATTCAAAGAGCTAAGAAATGGTTCTATAAGAATTATGAGTACTCTGTGCAAGAGAATTTCTTAGTTATTCCTGAAGAGTATTTTGTAACACCAACATACTTAAGTACTAGATCTTTAACTCTTCCTGGAGCGGCATTAGATGGCTCAGGAGCTGTCTTTGCAGTATACGGTGTTTATCCTGTAGGTTCTTATTATGGTGCTGGTACAGACGTTCGTTTTACTAAAGGTGACTTTAACATCGACCGTTTATTATTTGGTGGTATGTTAGGTCAAGGTACTTATGATATTAAATCAGCTGAAAACTTACAGTATTATGTAGTTCAGCAAAGTTATTATGATATGGCTCGTCAGATTATTAACAATACAATTTCGTTTAACTATAGTAATTTGACTAGAAACTTAAAAATTATGGGTGAAACTCCAAAGAGTCACTTGATTTTAGAGGTTTACCAAACTATTCCAGATTGTGCATTATTTGAAGATGAAATCTTCTTTAGATATTGTTCAGCAAAAATTAAAGTTTCATTAGGTGCTAAATTGAGTATTTTTGATTACAATTTACCAGGTGAAGTTAAACTTAATGCTGATGTTATCAAATCTATGGGTGAAGATGAATTAGAAAAAATTATAGAAGAAATCAAAGGCGACGAAGGTGTTGACTGGATGATGCATTCTTAATGAAATATATAGTAACATAGTATGGAACTTTACATAAGAACATTAGATGATCCGAATTTTGATCCAAAGAAGTTGCAATCTCAAACAGAAATTGCACAACTTCTTACGCAGATCGAAACGATTCTTTTTACAACAAAAGGAGATGTTCTTGGTGATCCAAACTTTGGTGCTAACTTAGAAGATTTATTGTTTGAGTTTAACTTAAATGAAGAAACGATTCAGGCTTCTATAGAAAGACAATTGGCTACTTATTGCCCATTGGCTCAAAAATATAACACGGAAGTGGTTGCAAAATTCTGGAAAGAAGGCGATGTTGTAATTGCAACAGTTGACGTTGTTATAAATAATCAATATGCTGTTAGGGCTGTAATAAATTAAACAAGAGATGGCAGATTTTAAAATTTTAAACAAAGCTAGAATACAATCTTCTCAGATTTTTGAAGATACAAGAACTTATATTTCTAGAGCTTACAAAAGAACCGGTGAATTTTTCACTGCTGCGTCGCCGTACGCTCAAATCCTATTAGTTCTTTCGGAACTTGGTCAACTTATCATGTTCTATATTGAAGATGCTTTAGTTGAACAAAATATTTATACTGCACAACAAACTGAAAGTATTTATGGTTTAGCAAGATTAGCAGGTCACGATCCAACCAGAGGTTTTAGTGCAACTGGACAAATTAAATTTAGATGGAAACCCGGTGTTACTAGTGATATTGCTGGTGATGCATTGACTATTCCAGCTAATGCTGAAATTTCTTTTCCTGCAAATGGTTTAGTTTATTTGGTTAGAACAAATGGAGATCAATTTAGACTTGATAAGAATTTCTCTGGCTATATTAATGCCCCAATTATACAAGGTAAATTGGAAAGCCAAACATTAACTGCTACTGGTGAGAGATTACAATCGTTTAATGTTAAAGTGTCTGGTGCAACTGGACATGACACTGTTAGAATTACTGTTAACAGCGAACTTTGGACTGCTTACAACTCATTATATGAAATGAACTCTGATTCTAAAGGATACCTTATTAAAACTGGTATTATGGGAGGATTAGATCTTTATTTTGGAAATGGAAACTTTGGTATGATTCCACCTGCCGGTGCAATTATCAGTGTTGAATATATCAAACATGATGGTACTTTAGGTAACTTGGGTGATGCCAAAGATATTACATTTAAATGGATTACGGAAGGAACTGATTCAGTTGGAACTCCTTATGATTTAAATCAAGTTCTTGATTTTGAAGTTGTTTCTGCACCTAAAATGGGTGGAGATCCAGAATCTACTGAATTCACTAAATTAATCGCGCCATTAGCTTCTAAATCATTTGTATTAGCTACTCCAGAGAACTATGAACACTTCTTATCAAGATATAACTCATTTTCTTATATCGACGCATACAACACAACAGACGATGGATATTTAGATGATGATAACGTAATTTACTTATTTATGTTACCAGATGCTAAAAGAAAATTAACAGGCACCCAAGATTATTTTGCATTGCCAATCGAAGAATTTACTTTTACTGCAACTGAGCAAGCTGCTATTCAA